TTATTGCGTACATCGAACCTAGTGAATTTTGTCATTAGAAAGTTCCTTGACCGTAATTACCTATATTATCTTCTTCAATTGTAGTTGCTAATTCCTGATATCCACCGATGTATCGATGATGCCAATATATTTGAGGTATCGTTTTAACATCTGGAAGTTTAAGCTTAAGCTCTTCTTTATATTCCGGGTCATCCACATTTCGCCATTCATACCCTATTCCATAGTCTTGACAAAGCTCTTTTGCTTTTTTACAAAAGGAACACCATTCCGCTCCATAGATTATAACCATCTACCCTCTCCTATAGATCTAACATTTCCTTCGTCATGATATAATCTCTTACAAAATCTGAACGAACAATATCTATCCATCCGAATTCAACTAACCGGAAAGATCTCATAGTTTCGATGATCGAAAGGAATTTCATAATCCCCTCCTTTTCATCATCATATTTAAAATCAGACTGCTTATGATCGCCACAGAATATGATCTTACAATCATTCCCGATACGAGTAATAATCGAATCCAATTCATGGAAATTCATATTCTGCATCTCATCAACGATGATGATAGTCTGATCAAATGTAGCGCCGCGGATATAAGAAGTAGTTTCGAATCTAACCTTATTAGCGGATATTAGTTTATTATATGCGCCTCTATAGCCAAAGATCTCATCGCAAAGATTCTGATATGGTAATTGATATGGTTCTTCTTTTTCTTCCTTGGCTCCGGGGAGGTGTCCTGCATCACGAGTCGGAACAACAGATCTAACTATCATTATGCTTCTATAGACATCGAGATTGTCGAAAAGCTCTTTGAGCGCAAGATTTAAGGCCATATAGGTTTTACCCGTACCGGCACTCCCAACTAAAGCCAGGTTATGACCATTCTCCCAGCCTTTGACAGCTAACTCCTGGTTCTCCGTAACTGGCGTAAATTCATCAATTTCCCAGGGCACAATGTGCGCCGCATTACTTTTTTTCATCCGAGGTATATCAATCTTTAATTGTATGTTCTTTAGATGCCCCGGATTTCACCCGGCCTAATACTTCTTTCCAGCCATCACTTGTTTTTGACAGGAGACTTCCTTGTCCGCTTACTATTCTTGGAGCGGTTGTTATGATTTGCATCCATCCCGGGTTGTTTTTTAGCCACTCTTCTCTTTCGCTTATTTTGAGAATCATGTTTTGGGTCTCCCCGGTCTCTTTGTTCTTCATGGTATATTGCGGCATGTTTTTTCCATTTTAACCAGTTTTCTTCTATATTGTGCCGAGAGGTGGTTCTCCATTCCTTCGACAGACTTGACCATAATTGTATATATGATGATTTCCCGGAAGGGGAGGACACTAATCTTTTTTTAGTGTCACCATATGCTATTTCCTCGAGAACCTTTAGTTCTACTACTTCGAATAAGGTTTCTTGCTCCTGGGCGGTTGCCCTCTTTTTCTTTCCAGCCAATATAATTTCCCGCATAAAAGGGTAGGAGAATCTCTTCCCCTACCCTTATTATTTTACCATAATGGCAAAAACATGTAAACCCCTATGCTGTAACTTCTTCCAGATATTGCTGTAGGTATTGCCTCTTCGAAGAGACCTTTGCTGATAGATTAGAATTGCCTTCAGATTTAAGTTCCTTTTCAAAGTCCCTAATTTCTCTAAGGTCGGATTCCAGTCTTTCGATTTGAGCTGCTACCATGTGCATTCTCCTTTTTAGTTTCGGTTTACTCCATAATCAAGAACTCACTAGGTTAGGAAATGCCTCGTTAACAAGTTTAGCGGTAATACCTTTACCGGGCTTCTGCTTATTAATCATAGACACTACCAATTCAGCATCCTTTGGATGAATTGCTTCCAAAAGACCGATGAATATCGATTCACGTTTGTATTTGGGTAGATCACGCGCTGGACCCCCCTTAACAAAGTACTTAAATTGCTTATTTCGTTTGAGAAGATTCGAGGGGGCATTGTGAGGGTCGGATGCGGTATAAGGCGGGGTGCCCGCCGGAAGATCCCATTCAATCTTAGGATCAAGCGTTCCCTTTAGGATATCTTTTAATGCCCAGGATTCATTCTTTTTCAGAATCTGAATCTTATCCTGTCGGGTCTTCGCTTTTACTACATCTTCCAGCACTTCAAATACATATTTCATCTTAATCAATGAACTCCTTTACATTCTCTAGCAAGAGCCGGCAATTATTTTTAATGAGATACGGGAATACCTTACCCTTTTTATCTCCTTCATCTTGGCTCTCGAAGCTATTTATAATTTCTTTGCGGATACGATCGGGGGTAGAAGGATTAATTAGATCAATCATTTGCCTATTGCGTTGGTAATTGCGATAGACCTGTTCTCCTAAAGCCTTAGGATCGGCTAGGAGCGCTTCTTTCTTTTTCTTGGATAGGATATTTTGACGCTTACCTTCGACCATAAAGGTATCATCGTCAGATAGGGCATTAGGTACGCCGTCGCCGTCGTCGCCTTTGAGGATGTGTTCAGCAAGATATCCTCGAGGATTATCCTCTTTGATCAGCTTCTTAAACATTGGGGTAAACTGGTCAACATTATCGAAGACTTGCAATTGGCGGAAATCTTTATCAGCAGAGATGATCATCACATCTTCCCAATTGCCAAACTCCTGGGTATAATGAACCAATTCTGCAATAGAATCATCTGCCTCACATCCCCACTGGTGAATAACCTTATACGGAAACTCATCCTTGAGTTCTTGGATAACCATATTGATAATGCGGAAAGCTTCCGCCCAATCAATCTTAGAAGCCTCACGGGTAGACCTCCGTTTACCCTTATATTCGGGGTAAACCTCTTTTCTCCAGTTACCGCCACCATCAGCAACAATGACGATTTCCCCATACTTATCCTTAAACTTCTGACGATACATGCGGATTGAATTGAGGATCATATGACGGATCAGATTCTCATCGCCGGAATGTACGTGCCCCATTGCAACAGGTGCAATAGAGATACCACTAAAATCAAGCAACAACATTATAAACTCGCTTTCCATTTTTAATCATAGTTTATTATACCAAATCCGGGATCAATAGTAAATCCCCCATTTCAAAATATTTTGATTAATCCAGTTTTCCATCTTCCCAAAGCTCCTTCACCCTTTTAACGTGGTTCCGGTGCACTCTAGCGTTAACGATACCATTATAATAATCGTCATCCAAAAGAACGTTACGTAATACTTGTTCTCTTAATTCGAGGTATCCCATCTCACCTTTCGATTTGCAGAAGTATAATATTTCTCGATGGAAGTTAGACTCCCCGTGCTCGACAAGGAGTTGTTTGACAAGGTCACTCGATCCATAATATTTCTGCCAATCGGATTCAATGATTTTTCGTCTTTTTCGTGTTTTACCTTTGAGTGGTGGAAGGGTCTTCTTCGACCAGAATAGTTTCTTTCCCACATACTTTTTGTTATTGCTCTTATCGGTAATAACATAAACGAATCCTATCCATCCATCTAATTCTTCGGCTGATGGATGATACTCTTCATCATTATAATACCACATCTATTCCTCCCAATAGACATCCTCGTCCTCATCATCCCCAATCTCGTCCCCACAACATATACAGTAAATCGCGGATTCCTCGCTTTCTATATAAAATTCTGCTTCGCAATGGGGGCATAGGATATCTTCTTTATTCATGGTAGAGACCTTAATTTACTATGATGATTTGAAGGTTATTTATGCGATTAGAATTGTATCTCACAACTACCACCCTGACACGCAATTGCGCCCATGGTATCAATCTCAGTATATTTCTTTTCGGTCAGCTGCGTCACGAAATCCACGGGGGTATAGTTCTGTTGGATCTTCGTCCATTTATGGAGTAGATATACATCTTTAAGACAGTATTCGGCCTGCTTAATATCACCATTAAAGTAATTATCTGCGAACTTCCGATATCGGCGGATCCACTCTTTATGGATATCGGAGATCTCTCCAATATGCTGTTCATCCTCCTCATCCTGTTTGGCAATTGTACAAGCTTCCCAAATATCTCTGAATCCAGATTTAGGGGAATCTACAATCAAGCCCGAAGCAAATAGAGCTGCGCGGCCATACGTCTCAACAATCTCTGATGCAGTTGGAATAGAGGTAAATGGCGCCTGTGGATAGTCTTTATCACCGGTGCCGGATAGGAAACTGATACCGGCAAAATCATGGCGGTTATCGTAGACGTAATCTTCAACTTGTGGCCACATATGTTCTTGAACAGTAACCGTATTCGACACATTGTGGCGGATCCTACTATCGGCACAGAGTTCAGGGTTAGTACCACCTTCTACCCAATTTTGCTGAACGAGACGTACCTTTTCTAGAAGATTAGTTCCGAATAGTTCCTCTTTATAGATTGAGTCTGGTTGGGCAACAATTGGGAATGCAATAGCATAGTCCGTATTACCCGACGAGCCCACGGCTTCTTCAATCATATAGGGATTTGACTTTGCGATCAATTGTGCCACTTCGGTTTCTTTATTCAATTGGACGTGGCGAAGGTATCGAGGGGAATGCTCTGCATGGATACCCGATGAGGTCTGTAAGAGTACAGATGCATTTCCTGAGGGCTTCACACAAGTTGTACGAGCTGCCGGGTTAATGCCAATTAGATCTGCTACTT